ATGTTCATCAACTTTCTGCAAAGCAAATCAGTGATAAATTTTTGGAGTAAATTAACAGTAGAAAATTACGAGTTGACTAAGCACTTAGAACATTTTCAAGCATTACTTGATGATGGTCGTACACTTAAAGTTTATTACGAAGACTTAGAAGTCTTCACATTAAGGAAAATAATATGACTGACATTAAAGCAACAGTAAAACAATTGATAAGGGTGCTGACGGTTGTTGAGACAATCCTTGAAAATTCCCGTGAGTGCTCCATGTGCCAAGGAACTGGTTTCCTAGTCTGGACTGAAGATAAGTGCTATTGCAGCAGTACAGCTGACGATAGCGAATCTGAAGAATGCAGCTACTGTAAAGGAACAGGAGTAGAGCTATGATTAATGAAGCAAATATAGACCGATTGCTGGAAGAAGGCATGAACGCCTTGACACAAGAAAGTTTTCATGATCTTGCTAGGACAGCTAGCCATCTTCATAAAATGTTAAAAGGCTATAAAAAATTACTCAAAGAAAAGGGTTTGGTGAACCTTGCTGGCCAGGAGGAGAATGATGAAAGTAACAATAAAAAAGCTTAGGAATTTACGAGCTTGTGATTCTGGTATCAACTGGTTCACCGAAACCTTTGGTGATGAAGTTGATCTAGAAGTTTTGCTTAAAAAACTTATTGAGGAGAAGAATTCTGACTGGCTTGTGTGGGTCTATGCCGCCTTCTATCCAACAAGTAAAAGAGCATTGAAGAAGATCATCAGGATCAAGAAAGGTTATAGAATTGTAACAAGAGGATTTTTAAGACCGAATGATTTTTACTGGTCAAGTTATCGATTTACTTTTGTTAAGCCAGTTCGAGGCTTTCTCTGCAGTAAAAAAGTTTGTAGGCACAAACTTGTAATCAGAAAGATTTAAGGAGTAAATCATGGATGTAGAAGAATTTAAAGAAAAGCTTAGGGAGCACCTCAATGCTCAAATAACCTTGCAAAAGGGTGAGATTACCTGGGAGCTAGCTAGAGCACAACCAAAACAATCTCGAGTTAATCACTTAAAAGGCATGATAACTGCTTACGAAAACCTCTTGTTTGGATTAATATAATGATTAAAGCTATCTTGGAATCTAAAGGAATCAGTGTTAGTGACATCATACTTGTACAATCTGCTACCAACACTGGTGGTTGGAAGGATTTTAAAGAGAGTGAAATTACTAAGGTGTATGGTCATCTTTGGCAACTTGAGCACAAAGATTTGGATTATTGGGAATTTCAGGAAACTTATCCATCTAACTGGAAGAAGGATAATGTTTGGGCTTTGTTTGCAAGCTTGAAACATAACTTCATATCAGATTCACTTTATAATTGCTATGAAGGTGGTAGATATGCTCAAGGAGTCCTGGTTGGAATGGTTTCTGCATTTATGTCAAGTGGTTGCACATTCGAGGCTGCATTAACTATCCTCAAGGTTAATTTTAATCGAAAAAACAAGTTTGATCTTACTGAGCAGATGATAATTGACTGCTTACCAGAAAATTGGAAAGCTGATTGGAGGAAAATAAAAGTATGAAAAAAGCAAATGTAACCTTTGTTAAGTTGAGGGATATTAAGGATGAAGCTTTGGCTTCAATCATCAAAAAAACCAATCGTATGTATTGTATGCCGCTCATAATCAAATGGAAAGGTATGCATACCACCATCGGTGCTGGAACCAGTGATGACTTAGACTTCTATGAGGAAGATAAAATTTTATACGTCTTATCGAGAAATTATAATCTAGATTATGTTGGACTTGAAACATTTTCAACATGCTCAAGTCAAATTGATAACATCTTTTTACAAAACCAAGAAGAAATTGAAGAGGTGCTAAGTAAAAATGGCATCAATAAATCTGCACCTTGGGTCATCAAAACATTAAGGAACTACTTATGCGATTAATTGAAGTTTTCAAAAAGGGTAAAATCACATTAAGGGTGCTTTATGACAGGGAGTGGGATGAATACAGTGTAAAGTGGTACGATGATGGTGAGCATGATGAAGATAAGACTTATTACACCAATGATAAGAAGGACGCTTTAGGAACAGCCAAGCTGTCCTTAGAAAGGATTGAAAGATGAACAATAAATATGTTGTAACTGGAGTTGATTGTGACGGTAAAAGGTTTAAGAGAACTTTTTACAGTTTCCGTCAAGCTTCTGCCATAAATGTTTGGCGAGGCAGCCTTTGGGTAAGGTATCCAGATGGAACCAGATCTTTAATAAGGAGAATCTACAATTGAACGCAATCTTACTAGACTTTTGGTTAGATTACAATCGAATATTATTTACCAAGGATTACTTTATCTACACAGTTTATGCCGATGATATGGTTGTTACTTCTGCATATACTGCTGAAATTTGTTTGGAAGCCCTCGAAGACATGGTAATCAAAAGGAAAGGATTGAAACATGAAAGCAGTAAAAAATAAAGAGTTAATTAAGTGGATTCAATTATGTCAAAAGTGTGGCATAGAAGTTAATCTATCGGAAGCTTATCTTATTAGAGCCAATCTTATTAGAGCCAATCTATTGGGAGCTAATCTATTGGAAGCTAATCTATTGGGAGCTAATCTTAGGCGAGCTAATCTATTGGAAGCTAATCTATCGGGAGCTAATCTATCGGGAGCTAATCTTGGTGGAGCTAATCTCTGGGGAGCTAATCTCGAAGAAGCTAATCTCTGGGGAGCTAATCTCTGGGGAGCCAATCTATCGGGAGCTAATCTATCGGGAGCTAATCTTGGTGGAGCTAATCTCTGGGGAGCTAATCTCGAAGAAGCTAATCTTGGTGGAGCTAATCTCTGGGGAGCTAATCTCGAAGAAGCTAATCTCTGGGGAGCTAATCTCTGGGGAGCCAATCTCAGTGGAGTAAAAGGATTATTTAACCCAAGTCACTGGTTAAAAGAAAATTTTGAAAAAACAGCTGCTGGTTATCTCGTGTATAAAAGAATTAGTTCCAAAATATTTAAAACACCTGATCATTGGGTAATAGAGCCAAATTCAATAATTGAAGAAGTTCCAAATCCTGATCCTTGGACTACTTGTGGTTCAGGTGTTAATTTCGGCACACTTGAATATTGCAAAAAGCATTGTGTTGAAAGTACTTTGTGGAAATGTCTTTTAATGTGGGAAGATTTACCAAGAGTAGTTGTACCAGTTAATAGTGATGGCAAGTGTCGTTGTGCAAGACTTAAATTATTGATGGTGGTGTAATGTTCTTTAAGTTCAACTTGAGGAGATTTTAACATGAAAACAATTATGACAAAGTATCTACCTGCAACCAAGCATCGAGGAGCGAGAATAAAAGCATATGATGCAGGTAAGAATAGCATCACAATACCTTATCCCCATAACTGCCCTAGTGCCCGGAAGCATCGAATAGCTGTTCAAGCCTTCTGTAAAAAGTACAAGTTAAAGGGATTATTGGTAGAGGGCTTTATTAAAGATGGCTCAGCCTTTGTCTTTGCAGATGTTCTTAATGCTTTTACAGTGGGAGATTAAGATGCTGAATAAAAGGTTGGAAGAAGGCACCATTCGTATAAAAGATGGTTACTATGTTGAATGGTGTAAGCCAGATGGCGTAACCAGAACAAGCTATCCCCGTGAGCAAATTATTGGGACAGTTGGTAAGGAAGAGGAATTAGAAAACTGGTTAGAGGAAACCTTGATGAACAAAAATGTTGCTAGGAACCTGATGTTGTCAATGTTTAACCAATTATCTAATGAGGATATTTGGCTAGAATTGATAACCAAGGACAGTGTAAAACAACATCATCCCAAGTCTATCGAAGAAGTTGAGCAAAAACTCAATGATCCAAGTTACATACACGTAAGTTTATGTGTGAGCAATCTTTCAATAGAATTTGCAAAGGTTTGAAAGTTTTACTTTAGGGAGGTTAAAATGCAAGAAATTAAAGAATCATTGAAGCGATATGTTGATCATGGTATTGAAACAGGGAGTTTTTTAAGAGCTGTTTTAGAGAATAATTTATCTGAGGCCTTCAGCCGAGCTGATTATATTAATCAAACCAGGTTACATGAAATTGTCAGGTATGTTTATAATCACCTACCTGCTAATTGTTGGGGGTCAGAGGAGAAAGTTAAAAATTGGCTTAATAAAGAAAGTTCAAAGTTTTTAGAGTGTGAAAGATGCAATCGTAAGAATGCTACAGTACAAGAACGTATTGATCCTTATTTATTTGCCATAGAAGGGATTGAAGATTCTTGCACACTTTGTGAAGATTGTTTTGAGAAAAGAGAACTCGAAATTTAAGGAAGGAACTTATTAATGGATACAAATCAACTAGACTTTATATTAGAAATGTTACCAGCAGAGCCTGTTACTGTCATTAAAGCTTTGATAAAAAAGTTTTCTTTGGATTACTTTGTAGCGAGGGAAATTTTAATAAACCTAATTGATGGCAGTATTTTAGAATATAACTCCCCTACTTTAAACATAAAGGAGGTTAAAATACGACTTAAAGTTACAGACATGTATGGAAATGAGCAATTTAAAAGTTTTAAAGAGTTTTTAATAACATTCAAAGAAAGGCTTGATTTGGAAGTCACTCAAAATGCAGTATTCAAAACAAAGCATGATACTGGTCAAGGTACAGCGCTACTCTATTCCCCTGAGAAGTGCAAAACCCTCTTAAAAGAGGGCTTTACTGTTGAAATATTTTGGAAGAAGGTTAAAGCCTTTACTCTTGAGCCTATCTAATCCGCTGAAACCAATCCTCAGCATTAGGGCCTTGTGAAGTACCATCTTCTAAGGCCTCTTTTGCTTGATCCTCATCAAGATAAGCATTACCCTCTATTCGAAGCTTTTCATAGATGGTTCCAGGCTCAAGATTATTTTGGGCTTCTTCATCTGCGAAGATAATCTTCTCTCCTTCAGGGTTGGTTACCATTGCCCAAACTTCCATAATCTTATCAGCAATGTCCTTTTGACTGTCACGCATAACTAGATTTCTATGGCTTGCACATCTAAGGGGCTTCTTCACACCTTGCCCAAGAAGTTGTTCAATACCGACGAAGAAAGGTTCGCCGTATGGAACACCAAGAAGCCAACCGTATATAGTTACTTGAAGTTCCCAGGCAGAACTAATCCTTGCACCGGCGTTATAGAGGATTCCTTCATGAGTCTGCATAATAACTTTCTTTCTTGGAGGTATCTGTTTACCTAATACATCCATCATCCTTATCCACCCACCTTTTGGTGAAGCCATTTTCGAGGCACAATAGCCATTAACCTTCCAGTCATCAATAATATAACGACCAGACTTGTGCTTGAAACAGCAGTCAGGCTTACCTAATAGAGGAATTGCACCAAGTTGTCCGTGGAAAGTTATGTCTCCCTGAACTTCAAGCTCAAATTTAGGATCATCTTGAGCTTCAGCTAATTCCTTCATCAAATTAGCTAAAGCACCAATTCTTTTATATTCAGAAAGTATCCAAAGACCGTGTTCTGTTGCCCAATCAAGATTTTGTGGCTCAACTTGAGACCTCAAGACTTTTTCTAGGTTAAACTTTTCAGCATAAGGATGATTCTTCCCATATAAATTCTCTACAATATAATTCTTAACATAAGCATCGAAAGCAGAACCTGCAGCCATCGGAGCTGTTTGACTCCACCGAGGTGGTCGATTTTTGCAGAGTCGATGCATAACGAACTCTCTTTTACTTTTAAAATATTGATCTACTGAGGTTGGTGAGAGGTACGTTGGGACTCTTTCAAACGCCATCTTTAATCTCCTTTATAGCAAACAAACAGTGACCAATTGCCTCTTTCACAAACAAGTCATAACATTTTAAGAATCCGCTGAAATAACCAAACTCAAAACCTTCTAAGTCATTTAATTCAAGTTCGAACTCATTAACATCCCACTGTACTTTTACGTATTTGCCAAGTGTCTCTTTGACTTTTTCAACGTGCTCAGGTTTAATTACTATCCTAACTATTCCCATCTTAATTCCTCCCCTTAAAAGCAATATAGCAACATTGAAACTTCCTTTCTTCAAATCCTGCCCAAGTACGGCAATCATCAAACTTTTGGGGAATAGGGATAGGTCTCAAAAGCTCGAAGAAATAAGATTGGGCTGTTACTATTTTGTTACCAAAGCATCTCCCAGAAGTTCCTAGATTCCTTATTTTATCAGCATATACTCCTATACTTTCAAAAATCTGCTGTGGTGCTCTGTTAGATGATTTCCTGATAACGATTTCAGGTGGATCGTCATCATCAAAGCAGATGAAGAAGTCGTCATCTTCTAAGATTGGATTCTTATACATTAGTCCATTTACAGCTTCAACCCAAGTTGATACTAGACTCATCTTTAATCTCCTTTATATCAAACAAACAGTGCCATTAATCTTTATTTAACTGTACCGTCTAAGGTCTCCTTTAAATCATCATATAAATCATATTTTTGGATATATTTCTTTAAGTCAGCCATTCTTATTGATCGTCTTTCTGGTCGACAATCAAAGAAAGCAAGTAAAGCATCAGCTAGACATGCGGCTGCATTATACTGATTTTCTTCAAAAAGGTTTCTAAAGAAATCTTCATCTAACCTAATTTCAGATCTAAACTTCATCATGAACTCCTAACACAGTTTAAATTCTTCCTACTTTGTTAAGTAATCTCTCCAATATTCATGCAAAGCAGCCATAGCACAGGCTTCAAGTACAGCATTTGGATCAAGTTTATTAGGTATTAAAACATAACCACCATCCTCTGGCGTAATATAAATGCCATCAATTAAAGCACAGAAATGCATAACCAATACCCTTAATTTCTTTAAGGTTTCTTTGTCTCCTTCCGCAAGTTTAAGGCATTCTTTATCAAGACTATCCAAAAGTGTCTTAACTTCAGCTTCATTATCAAAATCTTCAAGCATCTTGCATCTCCTTAATGACAAGATTAAAAATACTTGTGGGAAAAACACCTCTAAGCAGTTTTCTAAAGCATATTACGCAATCATTTCTATCTGTTTCCCATTTATCTGACTTAAAGAACTTACCTAATAAAATATCCTTATATATTACCTTTAATAAAACCTCTTCTTGCTGGTGAATTGCTACGATTACTAATTTTGTCATCTTAAGCTCCCATGAAAAGGATTTCTTCACAACCATACACCTTCATCTTATTACAAACTTCACACCTGTATTCTCTTGCATCTGGCTCAACACCACAAGCAATGCAGATTCCTATATTGCTTAAACCTTCTTCCAAAATATCCATTGCACGGTCAAAAATTTCAGGATTCATTCTTCAATTCCTTTTGTGCTTTTAAAGCTTTTCTATAAATATTTCCCAGATAATCCTTTTTACATTCTGGTGTACAAAAGTTACCTACTTTTGTGTGTTTAGTGTAACAGTTCCAACAAATTTTAACCTTCATGAACTTCTCCTCTCTTTTGTTTACTCATCTAAATCCCCATAACCACTATAATAATTTTCTTCACTATCTAAGCATAATTTACATCTCTCTAAAACTTGTAGCTCAGCGTTGAATTTCAAGTCTTCATCATAAAGTGTACATACATGTTTATCCCGAAAGTAACACTCTGAGCAATAGAAGTCCTTACAACTTATTGAAACTATAACTTCTCTTGTTTGAATAAAATCTTTACCCTCTAATTTAAACTTATTAGCAATCTTAAACTTTTCTTCAACAGAATCAATAAGCTCAAAGTCTTTCAAATCAAATATTTCTATAAACTTTTCTGCCTCTTTAATATTTCTGAATCTTGTGGCTTTATCAATGTCTTCAGTAAAGCTATAACCAAAATGTGGAGAATGACTTATGATCATTTTACCATCAATTCTTATTATTGGATTATTCATCAGCTCACACCTTCAAAAATTATGTCTGCTTCTTTAAAAGTTCAAGTTTTTCACCATCACCCCAGCCATTTTGAAATAAAGCTATAAATTGAATTCTTAACTCATTTAAAATCTTTATAGCTTGCTTTTCAGTTTTGGCTGCAACATGCCCAACTAAAACTGTATGTCCACCATAATAATTAAAGGTTAAACATAAAGCTTTAGGTATGTCACTAATCAGTATTGTTTTAGATACATCGCCACACTTAGTCATCTCTATTCTAAAAGTTTTCTTATTACTTATTAAATCCTCCAAAGAAATAGGATTAAGATCAAACTCTTCAACCTGTGCAGAAGACCATTCATTAGTTTTATTATAATTTTTAACAAAAACTTCCGCACACTCTGAATCATCAAAAACTGCGCGAATACTGTAATCACTATACTCACCAGAAGTAACTATGTAAACTGTACTCTTCATTATTCGCCCTCTCTAATACGGTGGTAACGTGCCTCTTGAGGTACTCCGTCACGAGTAAGGCAACGATATTTGAATGTAACTCTTGTGCCACGAGGGAAATGAATAGCTTCAATCCAATCTGGACAAAGTGTTTCAGGATTTTCACAAGCCCACTGATAACAAGTATTCAAATTGTGTAAAACACCAGTGCCTTGAAGCTTTCTTTCTTCATCTGTAAAACCGGAAAGTTCTAGTTGTTTTCCATTATCCAAATGAAGGATCATGGCACCCATCATACCTAACAATTTTGACCCTTTGTCAGTTTCACGACCAGTAATATAACCAATTACGGTTCCTTCCATATCTTTCAAAGGCTTATGTTTCAAAGCATTATCATTACGAGTTGGATACCAAGGCATATTGTTACGCACAACAACACCTTCTCCACCTTTTTCAACCACTAAGTTTAAGAAATGATCGAAAGAAGTGTTTTGCAAACTAAACTGTGGAACAACTTTAATACTAGGCCCCCAATAACCCGCATTAACAAAAATTTCCAAAACCTTATTAAAGGGTAATGGTCTTAGAAAATCTTGATTAGCACCATGATCCACTGCCCACTCAAAGCACCCAAAAAGCTTCTTTTTATAATTAGTGTTCTTGACTTCTCTGTTCTGAAGCCAATGAGCGTAGCAAGGAATATCAAAAACATTATGCGTAACACCTTTCCACTCATGATCAATAGGTTCAAGTTTCTTTATAATACTGCTTAAATCTTGTCTTTGACCTTCTTGATAAAGTTCTCCACAAAGGGGCATCTTAGGTAAAGTATCCAAGAACCAAGCTGGAGCATGTATAACATTTGCATAACTCGACCAAAGTCCCGTAGCATGTTGAACTTTTTTAAACCGAGCATCTTTAGAAGTATTAGCCCAAGGAACTTCTGACTTTAACAAGCCCCTTGAGATACCGCCATCCCAAAGACAAAAATGCCCATCTAACTTCTCAGATAACCATCTTCCACTTAAATCATGCTTCTTAGCATCATAATCTTTAAATTTTTGACTAAACTCAAATGCCATTACAGTAATTCCTCCCGCTTAAATGCTGCTTTTTCCTTAATCTTCTTAAGATAATAACCTAATAATCTAACACTCATATTTAATTCTTTTGCTATCTCCTTATTCCTGATTCCTTTTGAAGTCATTCTTAATATTTGTCTTTCAGTTTCAGTACATCCAAGTATTCTAATAATATCTTCAACTGTTAAGTCTGATTGCTCCTCTTTTTCCGGTTCTTTGAAATCATCTTTCAAAGGTTCTGTTTGAGGATAAGGTATACCTTTCTCTCTTAAATTTGATAATGTCCTTTTCTTAATGATAACTGTATTTTCTAATAAAACTGCTGCTTCACATGTTCTCCAAATTGTTCTAGCAGCTAACTTTTTAAATTCTGCCTCATCTCTACTATAATAATGCTTCCATGCTCTAACTAAGCCAACACTTGCTGCGCTTTCGACATCATCCTTAAGATGTCGATGCGTTGGATGCTTCATCAAGAATAAATTAGCAAGATTCTTAGCATACTTGTAAAATCTTTCTATTTCATGCTTCTGCATTATCGTCACCAACTAACCTCCTTCCTATTTCTGAAAACAAACAACCTGTACAAACATCTACCTTAAATATTTTTGCTAAAAGTATTCCAACTACTAATCTACTGTGATAAGTTTGCCAAACTGTTTTAATAGGTTCTAAATTTTTTGCTATAAGTTTATATAACCCTCCTCTATCTTGCATTCTAATTTGAACACCAAAACTTTCAAGTACTGCATCACAAATTAATTCTAGTTTTGATTTTTTAAACATAATCATAATAGTATTAAGGCCTCCTCTACACTAAACTTTTTATCTTCAAGTTTATAGATTTCACCTTGAGGATCATAGATTTTTTTACCATCCCAAGCTACTGCATGTGGTAGATTATCTTTCCCGCCTAAAAGGATTCCAATATGCTCACTAATAATTGTATTAAAAATAAATTCTCTGGATGCCTTATTCCAAATATCAAATAACTCTTGATCAGCATAATGACATTCTATGGTTGGAAATCTTTCAATAATTGCAAATAACTTACCAAACTCAAAGTACATAAAAGCCTGAAGTTCAGCTATATGAACACCTTTAAAGCAAAAAGGCTCCGGGACATCCCAAAGCCTTAAGTTAAAATCTGAAAAAGTTTGTTCAAGCAAATTGTTCTTTACGCCCGACACCATTGACAAGGATGATATTAAGCAATTCGAACCCATAATAAGCTCCATGGAAAACCTCCATTTCTATAATATATTATACAGTCATTTATGGTGCTTTGCAAGAAAACTTTGTAAATTTTTTAAATTATTTTTATCAGCTTCTGCATGGCTTGCATTCCAATGCCTTGGGTAGAGAAAGGCTTTGCCGCCCGCTTTTTCAAACCTTTCAACGGTTTCCGTATGGTCGTCTATTAAGATTGTATTTGGATCGGCAAGCTGCCACTTTGAATCTACAAAAAATATGTTTTCTTCCTTTATAAATGGATAATGTTTTCTTAACCAGTCAAACTTCCCCTTAATGCAAAGTTGAGAACTTGGCGCAGTAGCTATACGAAGTTTTCCATAACTTTGGACTATATTAACTATTTGATCTGCTTCTATAGTCTTATCCAAGCTTGCCCACCAATCAATTGAAAGATTTTCCCATTGACTCACTGTGATAGCAAAAACATCAGTTAAACTGTATTTCCCTGGTTCCCAATGGATTACTTGTTTAAACTCTTTAACTAGCTTACCAACTAGGTCAACAAGTACCCCATCCATGTCAACGTATATAGTCATCTAGATTTCTCCTCAAGCTGAGATTCTAAAACTTCTATGCATTGAGTAGCACACTCTTTCAACTCCTTTGATATGCCACAAGCAAAAATGACCACTTTAACACCCCTTTTCATAGCCCATTGAACCGCTGCAGTAAGATCTGAATCAGCAGTTCCAAGTACAATAATATCAAGGTTGTCAATAGAATCAACAATATCAATTGCAATATTCACATCATGATCAGCTTTTCTTTTTACTTTCCCATTATTAATCCATTGTTTAGGTGTTTTAAATTTGCATTTAAACCCTATCTGTTTTAGGGCACGTATAAAGTTTGTTGCTTCACCCTCCATCTGAGCACCATATGCGTTGCATATTTCAACATCGCCCAAGTCTGCAAGAAAATCAATATATGCTTGATAGTTCAACTTCCTTAAGTCAAATTTCTTACCTATGCAGTAATACAAATTACTGATATCACAAAATACACCAACTTTTTTAGGCATCGTAATTACTCCTTATTTTCCACCTTCACCCTTCATGCGTGTCATCATCGGTAGATAAGTATGCCAGTTAGGTGGTTTAAACAACTTATCATACTCACGCTCTGAAGCTTCAACTAAAATCCAAATACCACTCCCATTTGCACTAAAAAGTGGAAAGTCTTCAAGTTGCCCTGGAGTAAAACTGTAACTCTTAGGGTTCTTCACCTCTATCCACCTTTGTCCATACCTGCGATGACAAGCAAAGAGATCAGGTACACCGCTCTGATACATATTGCCATGAGTAGGCTTAACAAACCACTCTTTTGTACGCAACATGCAGATAATTTCCTCCTGAATCTTGCCTTCAGGGCCTCCTTTTCTTGTCTCTTTAGGTTTAAATTTCCTCATGTTACCTCCCATCAAACCAAAATACAAATCTAACATCTTCAAAATAATAAGTTATACCTGGTCTATCATCAAAATCACACCAAAGAATTTGACCAAAAATATCTTCAAACCGGTTAGCCCCATTATCCTTATCTACCCACTTTTTTAATTCACATATCTCATGCCAATTAAGCCACGAAGCAGCTTGACCATTATCTTCCATCCAATCAACTTGAGTTATTACTGTTATGTCTTCAGGAATACCAACTGGTAATTTTATTGGTTTAACACCATTAGCAGCCCGTACACCTGCCATTTTTGCAAAAAGATCATACCATCTTATAATGTACGGACAGCTATAGTGATGCCATTTCCCAAATCTTTTGACCTCAATGTGTAATGTTATATCAGTTCCCACTTTCAGCCTCCTTTTCGGCTTCAAGCATAAGAATTACCATAGTAATCATCTGTATAGATTGTTCAAGACTTCTAATTGAATGATCTTCAGTCTTGAGATGGACTATCGCCTGATTCAGGTAGTAATCTTTATTCTGGACTTCCGCCAATATCTTCAGGATTCCTGGATTCTTTGGGTTGAAGCGGCACCTTGTCAGTACTTTCTGAATCTCCTTGGCTTTGAACATCTTTTTGCTCCCTTTTAAGTATGTTAGTTAAAATTGCTGCATGTGCATTGACTACTTTGGATATTTGCACAATAACGTCCTCAATTTTACCTAATTCAGACTCTATGGCTAAAGTTCTTTGGTGCAAACTTGCCTTAGAATTATCTTTTCTCTTGTTATTTTGAGGCATTCTTAATCTTCTCCTTTTTAAAGAAAACGTGCTTATTAACCATCATCATATTTCTAATCTTCTTCTTGCAGGCACTTAGTAACATACACTCACGATGTTGGCCATAATCTCCCCACTCTTCGTACCTTTTCCAAATTTCTTCGCTCCTCAATTTCCTTATTTTAGAGTAATCCGAGCATAGAATCTTAATTTGATACAACCAAACAAGTCCAGATTTCATAATTGGCTTAGTCATTTTCTTGTCATCATTAATTGGAATAATAAGCTCTCTTAAGTTAATCTTTTTCAGTACTTCATTTACTTCAGGTAGAATTTTTTCCATCTCTACTTGAATTTGCGGTTTTTCCATTCTCAATCTCCTTCTCTTTTTTCTGTATGCCTCTAATTAATTCAATCCTAGAGCTTCTTGAATACTTAGGAACTTTCAATTTTTGTGCAACTTCTTTAAGTTTATTTGTTGAGAGGCCTTCTAATTCTTTCTTCTTTATCTGGTCTATTAACTTTTGTAATCCACCTTTATCATTCGTGTATAAGAATATCCAAATTTCTTGTTGCTCATCAATTGTTGAATCATTCCAGATATTTTCAAACCTTTTACCCATCAGAATGTTATCTAAAGCTCGCATGTCTAAAAACTTCTCATGAAAATGTCTCCTAATTGATTCTAAACTCATTTTTCTGACCAACTTTCCATATTCTCATGCCAATCTATACCAATCAATGGCACTAAAGCCCTCATCTTTTCTACAAAGTTTTTAACAATTTCCACAATCTGTTTTACAACCTCTTTTTTACAGGGTGTTTCAAGTTCATCATGAATGTTTAAAAGCTGAACTAACCAATCATGTATACCAGATGGTTGAATATTCCAAATCTCAACCTGTAAAGCCTTTAATATTTGTGCACCGAAAGACTGAATTTCATGATTTGCCGCAGCCCGCATTGCAGCAGCTTGAATCGCAAATGCTGCTGCAAATACTGCTGATCTTAATGCCCCACCAACAAATTGCTCTCTATCTCTTCTTTTAATTTTAATCTCAATCCCCATCCACTCTTCGGGTGGGTCTTCGGCAAGATCAAACAATGCTTTACAAATTTTATTCTCAAGTGTAAAGTACCTTTTAAATCCCAATTTTGACTCTGCATACTCACAAGGATCTGCCCAAGTTACAATAGTTCCTATCCCACCATCCTGCCTCATCGAACAAAACTTATCAAATATTTTCTTGCGCTCTTGGCCCCAAACTATAAAATCTCTATTCCAAATCTTTAAAGCATTTTCAGCAGCAGTCTTTGATATTGCAACCCTTACCACAAGTGTATTAGCGTCACCACCATACAAAAGTGCAAAGACGCCTTGTTTAGCCCTTGAGTATAAATCTTGCTCTCCTGGAAGTTTCTTAGTGGCAAGTATTTGCTCATAAGTATGTCCAGGAAATAAATAAGTTCCAAATAAAGCATGGATACTTGTTTTAACCCACCCTCTACCCTTGCATTTTTCACAGTTTAAGTCTAAAGCTCCACAAACATGGCAAATTCTTTTAGAGGTTAATATCTCTCTAAGTTTAGGGTCACCATAAACTGCATCTGCTAGGCCAACCTCAAAGGCGTCAAAGTCACCACCATTAAGCACCATATCCTCTAAAGCTAAAGTAAAACAAGACCTAATTTCTTTAGCTCTTTGAATACCTTGTGGATTAAGGTCATCATCTCCTGACATTCTAGTAGACTTGGCTCCAATAATTTTAAATGAAGCATGAAATCTACCGGCAGAAAGCAATTTATTGAACAAGTTAATATCTTTACCAGCATGACGTATGTCTAAAACTATTTTTGCTCTTTTGGCAGCGGGATGAAACTCATCAGTCTCTATAAAGCCAATTTCACTACATTTTTCACAGCCAACACCACCGCATACGTGGCAAATCTCTGTTAATCTCCAATTTGAAATTGGCTCAAGAAGTTTGCCATCAGTTGTCAGTTTTTCATCCTTAACAAGAGCAAGTTGCTCCTGATCATCCATCACTTCACAAAGCCATTCTAAAACTTTCTTTGGTGAATTAGCTTGAATAGGTGCATTTTCAATTTCTTTTAATTTAGCAGACTTTAAAGCTTGCAATTTCTCAATGTCTACCGCAAAACCTCTCCACCTATTAACAGCTACCATACAAGCTAAAACCGAATCAACATCATTCATTTCAGGTTCGCCAAAGTACTTATAAAGAAGTCGAGTGTACTTAACATCATCACTTGCATACTGTCTATTGAGTTCATTATACCCAAAGAAGGTGATCCAAGTTTGTACTTTTTCTGGCCAAGCACCTTTCCAATCATCAGGAGTTCCAACAGCATAAGCAAATGGAGCATAGCCAATCTCTTTTGGCTTAGCTTTAACAGGTATCTCAAAATGTCTTATAATAGAACCTTTGTCAATATCTAAACAATCATGTGCTAAAGCTTTAAGAGCAGTAGAAGGTGCAAATTTTAACACTAGATTTTTAACATCTGGTCTTATAAAACCTAGCTCATCTTTAACATCTTCTATTTGCCACCTTTTACCCTTTCTTTTTTCAAAATAAATTTCTTTGAGCTTGATTCTTTTCTCTAACTCTATGATGAGAGGTTCTGCTAAAACTGTTGGAACCTTTTTAACTCTTATATCATCCCTATCCATTAAGCTTTGATATTCAGTTTTTCTAGCATGCAACATTAAATCACAGCATTTAAATGGCTTTAGCACTAATTTACAATCACGACCAGTAAATTCATAAGCTGCCATTTCATCTATATGGTCTATTGGATAAGCATCTGGATCATGAAATTGAATTAATATAGTGTAAAGCTTGTATAGATGGAATACATCAAAGGCTAAATTGAACCCGACAATACCATCTTTATTGTTGATAATTTTTTCAAGTAAAATAATTGTCTCTGAAACTGGAGAAGTCCAAACATTGTGAATGACAATTTCACCATCACCTTCAGCATACTGAATTGTGACTATGACTCCATAATAACCAACTGTCTCAGTATCAAAAAATATTGGAGGCATCAGCTACTTTTCCTTGACTCTTCTACTTTAGCTTCTTCTTCAGTTATCCCTCTTTCATCTACAACAGGTGGTACATACCAAATCTTATCATTGACTTCAGCATAAAACGCACAGTCTTTATAAAACTCCTCACTTGATATATTAGCAGTACACCAAGCTAAAATCCTACTGTGCAAACCAGGGCCAATTGTCTCCATAATGTGATCAAGCATCTTACACATTTCACCTTGAGTTCTTTTAACTTTTTGTGTGATGTTTTTCTCACGATGCCTTTCAAGTATTCTCGGTCTCTTTTTACCTTTTGCTTTAGCATCTTTAACTTCTCTTACATACCGATAAACATCATCTTTATCACCTTTGCGCTGAATAGACCAAAGATCAACCACATCAGTTTGACTTAAAACTCCTAATGCAGCTTCCTGTTGTACATCTTCTGGAAGATCAAGCAGATAAAATCTTACTCGAAGATATCCCCAGGACTTTCCAAGTGTTTTTTCAAGTATCTCTCTACTTATACCAGCGTTCTTAATTTTCTCAAGAGCTTTAGCTTCTTGAAGGATGTTTAAATCTTGTCTATTAAGATTCTCAGAAAGGTTCATCATTCTTGCTTCAGCAATAGTCATAGTGTCTTGAACAATAGACTTGATAGTTTCCATTTGATTAACTTTAAAAACTGCAGTATATCTACGATAACCAGCAACTAATAAGTATTCTGCTGTACAAGTTGAATCCACTTTCAAGGCATTTTTAATGTTACCTGATAAAGGGATGACGACAACTGGTTGGATAAGATCGTGCTCTTGAATATCCTTAGCTAACTCTACAACTTCTAAAGGTGTAATCCAACCCCTACTATTAAAGTTGTTATCAGCTAAAATCTGTTCTTTCCTTAAGTGCAGAATAACATCACCAGACATTTTTAATCTCCTTCAAAGTGACCTTATTTGATTCAGCTATTTTTATGCTATTTATTTCACAAAGCTTTAAATCAGGAATTATAATTGCAGAAATGGACTTTGCTTTATTGATAGCAAACACTGCTACCCACCTTAAATAACCATTTACAAGAAAATACTTTGCAGGACTATCAGTTGAATAAAACTTTTCTCGAAGTTCATCTGTAAAATCAGTAACAATAACTGAACTGATAAGCCCAATTTCTTTAACTGACTGCGCAACCTTAATAACACACTCATTATGAGCATCAAAACGAGCGAAAGATGGTTCAAACCAAACATCATTAGGCTTTAAGCTAACCACTTGATACATTACTTCTCCTCTCAATTAAAAGACGCCACTATAATATATAACGACACTTCTTTTAACTTCGGAAAATTATTTTACGTACTCCAATAATTTCTTTCTACCTTTTCGCCGTCTAATGCTTGTGATAACTCTCCCATACTCAAATTTTGCAGGTCTTTTTTCAATTGTAGGTTATCCAAAACCAATTGATCGCTTTCTAAACAAATTAAATCTACTATTAGAGCACCTCTATTAATATCCATCCCAGGTCGATGAAAGCGATCTTCAGCTTGCATCCTCGCACCACCGTCAAAATCATTTGAATAAAACATTTCAATAGGCGAACCAGTTAAAGTAAGTGCCATACCTCCAGCCTTTGGTTGACCTATAAAACAAACCTTAGGATACTGAATTCGAAGCTCATCAAATTTAAAATGAGACTTATCCATAGCATCTAGTAAAATATCACTACTTATCACTGACCCGTCAGGATTTTTACCAACATAGCCGCGACCATCAACCTTTAAAGTTGCCCAACCAGCCTTTCTGATTAAATCGCCAAGTCTTTCAATTGTTCCAGTAAAACCACCCCAAACTATAAAACGCCCTACATCTTCATACTCATCAAGATAAGAAAGTAAGACATCATCTTTTGGTGATTTTACCTCATTAGTTGTCCTCTCAAATTTAAGAACTTTGCCTTCTCCACCACATTTAGGGCATACATCTTCAGACTTTGTATATTTATATTTTGTAACATCAACTGGTTCCAATAAATTCGGTTCTTCACCTTGCCAAATTAAGGCTCTACCTTCACCTAAGCATTCCGGGCAGGTTACTTCACCGGATGGTGCTTTCCCATACTGAAAACCATCAGACAATTCTCGCAACAAATTCAAAGCTTGTACTGATCTTCTTGAATTTGCTACAATAGCTTTCGCAGCCCTTAACATACTTGGAGTAGGCTTAATATTAATAATTTTATACTGTTTCTCTGGTAAGTCTAAACAATCTTTTTTAAATTTAACTAATACCAAACCATTAAGCCTTCTATAAAGTCTTTGAACTTCATTAATTGATTTTATGTAAGGATGGTACTCTGGATTTTTAACCTTTATAACTCTTTTTTCTGGCTCTGGAACTTGTTTGCCCTCTCTAATAGCCTTCACAATTAATTCAACATCTTGGAGAGGAACATCTTCCTCCCTTTCAAAATATTCAATATGATTCTCATGCTCCTCAAGTTCACCGCAGATTTTACATTTTAATTCATTATCAAGCCAGCTAACTAAGGCTTTATATACACCACCGGTCATCGACTCTTTCTGCTCAGTTATACAAAGTCTATCTTTGAACTTAAAAATATTTCCCTCGCGTATAAATCCTGGCATTGCCACCTCACAATTATGAACCACTATACCATTAGCAGCAAACTTTTTTATTTTATTTACACTACAATTATAAACTTTTTGTTTACCTTTATTAACAGTACCAGTAAACGTTACAAGATTATTTGAGGGCCAATTATGTTTATTTTTTATCCTTTCTTGCAGTAAATTTTGTTTTCTATCACTTTGAAAACCTATTCTTTCATAAAAGTGAACAGCATCTTGACTAGTTATTAAAAGAACACTTGCGTCTTTACTATAAATTATTCTACCTTCAATTTTAGATTGTTGTGCTTTTCGTGTATACCAACTTGATTTTATACCAAAATACAAAAGAATTCTTTGAACTGCTTTAATTCTATTTTTATCAGTTTGACTAAATCCAATCCTTAATTTATCCTTATTTACTGTACCATCAGTATCAAAAAGACCACTTAATAATCCTTTTAAAAACTCAGAAGATGTTTCACTTTCAATATATCCATTTATTTGTTTATCAGTACTTAACCTATATTGATAAATTAAATTTTGTAAATGACTATGAAAAATATTAAATCTTTTTACTTTTTCTTCAAAACAGATATTTAAATCAGAAGGAAAATAGCCTATTACTTTCTGCAATAAACTAAAATCATCTTTCCAAAAAGATAATCTACCATACAGTCTATTACCATTTTTATAAACATTACCATCACCAATTAATAAACCAACTAAGTAACCATCTTCAAAAGTTCCAACACCCTCTTTTATAAAACTACTCTCGATATTTAAGACTAATTTATAACCAGATTTTAGTTCTTGAACAGGTATAAATGTTCTAAAACCATCAAAGTCAACCTCTAAGGGATGATTACATGTGGCCTCAAAATTATAACCTTCTTTAGTTTGAATTTCATAGACAACCTTCTCTCCAGTTTTTATGAAACCTTTTGATTTATAATTTCTACCATCCACACGAGCATAAAATGGTATATTTACCAAATCTTGAATCTGTCTTGGGCCGGTTGAAGTAGTCACCCAAGTATCAGAAGTAAGGCATTGATGCCACCAGTCTTCAGGTGTGCGTGGAGCAGGTGTACCAGTCATTAAAACAACGTAACCATTTTCCTTATGCTCAGCGCGCACTGCATTAGCAACTGCCATTGCACACTGACTCCTTTTGGCTGTTGGATTTTTGATTTTTGGGGACTCATCAAATATTAGAAATTTTGGAGCTGGCCAACCATCTTCCCAAGTATTAAGTACTTTAACTAATTTTTCATAAGTCAACATTTTCGGGTTAACAGTGCAATTCCACTTAAGTAACTCCCTTGCAACAGCAAATACACCAGACTTTGGCCCAATATACCAAACATCACCATCTTCAAGCATTAAACTTTCGGCTGCCTCGAGTGCAGCTAAAGTCTTGCCTGTACCCATTTCACCAGCTATAATGCAATAATTCCTAGAAAGGATATGTTGTGCCATCTCAACTTGATGTGCAAACAAGTTATCTCTTTTTGGCTTAAACTCAATCAATGGCTTATCATAATTCTCGTAAGGATTCTTGCCCATTAAAAAATTTAGTTGAAACCAGTTTCTAAAGTTATCATGAATTGACCATATTTTTGAGTCTGGGTGCCACCTTGCACCAGACATCACTTTAATTTCGGCTATCAATTTCTTATTATAATTAAATTTAAGGAAGAGTAAGCCCTTCTGCTTGCTCACAGTTACTGGATACCAATAACCACCAATCTTGATTTTTATTTCGCTAACAGTTGACATCAAACTCCCCTTTAAAATGGTCTATACTTATCAATCCATTCTACAAACTCAAGATAAGTCATATCATTTACGGCTATGAATCCAAATGAAAGCTTTCTATCTATTGGTTTTTCTTCTTCAATATCTCGCTTCTTTGCAACCTTATCAAAGAAATCATCTTTAACATGACCAAAATCTGGAATTAAAAAGTTATCTACCATCCAGCATCACCCAAAATCATCAGAGGTTACTTCTTCAAACCACCAATTATATCTACTTTCTTTCGCTGCTAAAGACCTTGAAAGTGTTATGGCTCTTGTCTTATTAGCTTGATTCATAAAGTCACAAAGTAAATTTAATAAAAACTTAACATTACGCCCACCAACGTGTGTATATACATCATGCTCAGTTAAAAGCTTAGTACCATTAAGCCAAAGTTCATAGTCACCTGCTCTAAATGGGTTATCTGTGAGTTTAATTTTGTACATCTTACTTCCCTAACATTATCGAAAGCTATCTGGAAAACCGCCAACAATATCAAGCATATTTAAGTAATCGTCATCATCATCCCATTGATGATGATCATTAGATGTAACTATATAAGCTTTTCTTGCTGTTACCGCCTCAAACCATTTAATATTTCTGCTTTCTTTTGCTACCAAAGACCCTGATAAAGTTAAAGGTTGTCTGTTATTCTCTCCATTTAAAGTGTTACAAAGAACCTCCATAAGTTGCTGCACATTAAGGTCCTCAACAGCTTTATATATATCAATTTCATTCAAAATCTGTACACCATTTAAGTAGATGTGATAATCACCATCTGGATCAACTTCAATTTTGTACATCTTACTTCCTCTTTAAAACAAAGGTACCATCACTTAATGAAGCTTTAGTAAATAAGCTAAAAATTGGCTTAAATCCGCTTTTTTGAAGTAACAAAAACAAGCAGTTTCCAATATATCTAATTGAAATCTGCTTGTTTTCATTACAAAGGATAATAACAGTTTGCCAAAAAGTATATAAATCTCCGGTTACCAGAACCAAATCATTTTCAAAACCATCCCAACGTGAGTTTTTGCAAGTACAGTACTTAATTAACTCAGAACAAACACTTTTCGAGGCTTTAATGAAAAAGCCACAATAAACATGCCCCCAAAGGTGAGAATTTGTTAAATCAAAAGCGTTTAAAGACTCAAGAAAAGCTGAAGGTTTGTTTAAATCAAGCGGAAGTTGTGGATTTTCGTTTAAAGTTGATTTCCAAAGCTCTACATAAGACTGAAAATTAATCTGGAGAAAACTTGCTGGTTTTACAATGATACCATTCATAATATAAATCTTTAATAAAGGTGGGATTAGGAGCCGCGAGAACCTAATCCCACCTATTGCCCATCAATTAGCGATCCCGACCAGCCTCATCGCTCTCATCTTCATCAGACGCTTTCTCAACTGATACGGTAGGATTGAGAAAAGTGTTGACTACTTTTTCAAACTGTCCAGCCCCAGGCATAGGACTGATTGGCAAATTGTGTGGAACACAAAGCGGTGCAAACCACTTATACTTTTTAGTCTCAATTTTCTGAGACTTCAAAGTAGCTGAATTCCTCATCAATGCCTTCAAACTCTTCGCTTCATTGCGTGAAGATATACTCCCCATAAAGAAGGTTACAAACTCTGAACATTCAGGCAACCAAAGTAAGAACTCTGGCCCATACATACAACCAGATTCCTTTTCATTGTCTGCCCTTTCCTGAATCCTTTGAAATTCAGGGTGAGCAGGATCGTAGCAAGAAACAGTCTCCGCTCCAAGTTCCAGTGCCTTGGGCCTCCAAGAAACTACAAGACAATCAACTTCTTCACCAGCATCCACTATGTTTTTCTTACCTTTCACAATACCATAGTGGTTTGCAGAAATCAACCCATCTTCAACTGCTTCAGTACGACTTGTACAAAGTTGAAGTCTTGGAAGAAACTTAGACGATGACGCAACCATCTCAAAGTTTGTGTCATCGTACTTATCCAATTTAACATTTTTCTCTAACTCTGCAAGTTGATTAGTTTCTTCGTCACTCATGTTTACAATTCCTTTTAAGTGTTTAATTTGCAGGATGTGTAATAATGGTTGGTGATCTACAAAGTCGTCTGATTCGCCACTCGTAAGTCTTGAATCTAACTTCTACACCAACCAAAGATTAAAAGGTGTATAGGACTCTCCTGCGAAAATCCTATACCTTAGATGGAGAACATCTCCAACTACTTATTAGCTTTCGCGGCTTTTGCCATTTCTTCATGAGCTTTCTTGGCGAGCGCAGCAGCTTCTTCAGCTTCCTTCTGCTTCTTCTCCAACTTCGCTTCGGCGCGTTCAGCAGTCTTACGTGTCTTCGATTCAGCATTCTTCTGAACTCTGGCTTCAAAGTCAGCCTTCTGCTTGGCGATGCTTTCGTCATCCACATGCAGAAGCCACTTAATCGCAAGACCGAAACCTAGAACACCTTCCTGCTTCAAGCCAGCGGCTATACACAAACGCTTACCAATTTCACCTTTCTCCAACTCAGCTTTGACTTCGGCGGCCTTCTGCATGAAAGCAATAGGAGCAAACTTTTCAACTTCCGCTGCTTTGCCCTGTCTCTTATTTTCCTTAATCTCCTTAACACGAGCTGTAACAGCAGGGATGAATACGTCAGGCGTGGCTGTCATTGCGCGGTCAACCCAATTCTGCCTTTCTTCTTCAGGCAGCTTCGCAATTGCGTAAGCATTGCTCAACACAATTTTACCTTCGTTAATCAGCTTAACGATTTCGGGGTTAGAAATCTTGGTCAAAGACAGGCGATCATTAACCCACTGGTAAGATTTACCAATCTTGGTCGCCATCTCTTGCAGAGTCATAGCTGGATTAGCAGCGAAAATACGCCGAAGCTGCGCAGCATACTCAGCAGGTTTCGTTTCAATATGGTGGATATTAGCAAGCACCTGTGCTTCCAAAGTTTCCGCGTCATCAATATTCAAAACAAGAGCTGGAATCTCATCCAAGCCCAAGTCTTTCGCTGCATTCACACGATGCAAACCATCAATAATTTCATAAAACTTCGTCTGTGTTTCAGGATCATCCTTTACACGAACCGTAATCGTTGACAGCGTAAATCCTTTCTGTTTTATACTGTCAACCAAGCCCAAATACTCCTCCGATTGTTTGTTGACTGCGCGAAGCGCAACAGGATTGTCCCGAATTTCCGCCACTTTGATACTTTTAGACTTTCCACTCATTGCTAAAAACCTCCTAAAAACTTAGTGTTACCAAACGGTAACACTGTTACCAAACGGTAACACTGTTACCAAACGGTAACGCCAGCTTCCTCACTATGAGAAAATACCGGCGTGCTAATGGATATAACGCTACTTATTTTAACTTCGGAAAAGAAAATTTCAAAAATTTATATTATTTGTAAACTATAGTTTACCAATTACTAGTATACCCCTCTTTATACCTTTGTATGAAGAAGAAGAAGAAGAAGAAGTAGTCAGTATAAAGAATATAATACCCCTATTCTAGTAATTAAATATTTTTCTTTTCCGAAGTACGTATTAGTAACGTTATATATTATAGCGGGCGGGACATTGCCGCTAATAGCATTTAAAATGCTGTGACAATGTTTAAAATGTTACAACGGAAAAAGATAGCGTTGATAAATAGCGAGGCGTCAGGGCATTTTAAATGCCCTACTGTTACCATTCGGTAACACTGTTACCATATGGTAACACCGTGTCATAATGACATGGTATAGTTTTGGCAAAACCAATGAAAGCTTAGAAGGTATAAAGTCAATTTTACTAATGTGGAATAAATTACAGCAAGGTTTGATCTTTAATAGTAGATGCAGTCCTGGAAACAGGGGCGAGGAGCCAGACACCCTCTTTGAAAAGAGGGATACAGCGCAAGCGAGTACCACCAACCTCAACTAGGTGCTAGGCAAGGAGAGGTTACTGCATCTTGATCTTTAACAATTGGGGGCGAACTGATTTCGACGGCATTTCGGAAGCTTGAGTTGCATGTCGTGGATGTCAATCAACCACGTTAAAAAGATTGGCAAACCTTTAAATGCCAAGAACACTGTTCTTGATGGCAACTTCGCCAAGCGCGAACTTGCCTCTGTTGCTTAACCAACAACGGACAAAGGTGCCCTAAAGATGCTTGTATTTAGGGAAGGTCAACAAGCTGACACTCTGAAAGAAGGGCGCATCCAGCCAGCGTATGACTGGTGCTTAATAGGTTTGTATCTACCTCGCCAAAGGAGCAAAAGGGTACTAAGCATGTAGAAGCTCAGGTTGAAGAATGTTCGGACGCGGGTTTGATTCCCGCCGCCTCCACCAATATTCCACGGTTGGTTAAAATTCGACGTTGGTGAACTTCCCCTCCCCCACGTAGAGGTTGCAACCGTGGTTAATTATTTGCCAGTAGAGTCAAGGTTGTCCGGGCTCCAATCTATAGTCTGTAGAGCCCACTAATTTATTTAGAAGGTTGTTAACTAACTAGGAAGGCACAATGGTCACAAAAACCGAAGCGATCCGTAATTTTTTGTCAGGCTCGACTCGTGAAGATTTAGCAGAACTTTATGATTATAATATGGAAGTTCAAATTAACGTAGCTCAAGATGGTGGTGAGCGCGTTGATGGCGACTTCAAAGGCAGGGCTTGGCACGGTTATACTGACCATTTAACTACTTGGAAACCTATCAGAATACCTTGGAAAGCTGCTACCGACCCTTATTTCACAGATTCAAACATGACTTGGGACTTAGCTCAACATGCTGAAGCTATTGGGATGACTGGTTGGGATTGGGCTAATAAGTGTAGCCGGTGGATTGCCTTTGACTTTGATGCGATTGTTGGGCATTCTGAGAAAAACCCTTCCACACTTACGATCGAAGAACTTGAAACAATAAAAGAGACAGCTTCGAGCATACCTTGGGTTACAATAAGAAAATCAACTTCTGGTCGTGGACTTCATATCTATGTTTTTGTGGATGAGGTTGAGACCAAAACTCATACAGAACATGCTGCCCTTGCTAGAGCTGTCTTAGGTAAGATGGCAGCTTTAACTGGTTATGACTTTAGATCAAAGGTTGACTGCTGTGGTGGGAATATGTGGGTTTGGCATCGTAAGATGAGTAGTACGGATGGCTTAATTTTAATAAAGTCTGGTACTGTACTTAAAGATATTCCACCGAATTGGCGAGACCATATTGATGTTATTAATAATAGAAGAAAAAGAAATCTACCAAAGTCTATTGCTGATTTGCCTGAAGCTGACAAATTTGAGGATTTGATAAATCAACGAGTAAAAATTCCACTTGACAGTGAACATAAAAGCTTAATAACTTACCTTGAAAACTCTGGTGCTCTTTGGTGGTGGGATAATGATCTTTGGTTATTAGTAACCCACACCACCCATCTTAAAGATGCACATAGAGAACTTTCTCTTAAAGGAATTTTTGAGACAGTATCAACAGGTAAAGAGAAAGGTGCAGACCATAACACCTACTTAGTCCCTTTGAGGCACGGTGCTTGGTCAGTTAGACGCTTCACTCCTGGCGTACAAGAGCATCTAAGTTGGACACAAGATGGACAAGGTTGGACGCGTTGCTACTTAAATAGAAAACCAGACCTATTAGCAGCTGCAAGTACTTTTGGTGGTATAGAAAGTCCACAAGGTGGCTTTGTATTTCGGGAAGCTGAGAATGCTATGAAAGCTGCTGAAGCAATGGGTCTTACTATAAACATTGGTACACCTATGCTTGGTCGGCAAACAATTTTGAAGAAGCATAAAGATGGTAGATTAGTGGCTACAGTAGAACGTGATCCGATGGATAAGTCAGATGAAATGCAAAATTGGCTTGCGCTTAAGGACAAGCCTTGGACTAGAATATTTTCGCTACCTGATGATGGCCCAGATGAAGTAGATACTTATGACTGTGATGATGTTGTAAGACATATTATAACCACAGGTAATGAAAACTATGGTTGGGCAATAAAGGCTGAAAACATGTGGAGGCTTGAACCGTTAGCGCATGTTCAAAAAGCTTTAGGTGCTTTGGGCTTTAAGTTTAAAGAGATAAATACAATTATTGGAAGTGCTGTCTTCAAAGCTTGGAGACTTGTCAATAAGCCATTTGAGCCAGAGTTTCCTGGTGATAGAGAATGGAATAGGGGTGCTGCTCAATTAAAATTTAACCCAACGGTAGATACATCAAACCTTAATTATCCTTATTGGTTATCTGTGCTTGAACATTGTGGCTCAGGACTTGATCAGACAATTAAAAGAAATCCTTGGTGTAAGGTTAACAATATACTCAATGGCTGTGATTATCTTAAAATTTGGTTGGCATCATTATTTCAAAGACCTACTGAACCGCTTCCGTACTTATTTTTCTATGGGCCTCAAGACTCTGGCAAATCAATATTTTGGGAATCAATATCAGAACTTTTGACTGTAGGTGTTAAGAGAGCTGATGTTGCACTTCTAAGTCAACAGGGCTTTAACAAAGAACTTGAAGGTGCAATACTTTGTGTTCTTGATGAAGTTGATTTAAGAAAAAATAAAGTTGCATATAATCGCATTAAGGACTGGACAACTGGTAGAGAAATGGTTATACATGAAAAAGGTATGACACCTTACCATATACCAAATACTGCGCACTTCGTGCATTGTATAACAAAAGATCAATGGGTTTTAACGAACCAAGGCCCAAGACAAGTAGAAGATATTACTGATACAGAAACAGTAATTGTAACCGATAGTCAAGAGTACAAAACAAAAGGTTTCTTTAAGACAGCAGAAAAACAAGTATTGAAAATAGAAACTTTTGATGGTTTTGAATTTAAATGCACAAATGACCATTTAGTTAAAGTTAATTATGATGGCATTGAACTTTGGCAAGAAGCTGGAAAATTAAAATCTGGTGATAAACTTTGTTTAAATAAGCACAGAAATATTAGTTGGGATGGTACTGGAACTTGGGAAGATGGTTATATTTTAGGTTGGTTATTTGGTGACGGTACAACTTTTATTCGTAAGTCTGGTAAATCAATTGGTAAGGTTGAAAATAGGTTATTAGTTTTTCCAGGTGATGAGTCAGTTTTAGAAACTTTAATTAATTGTTTTACTGTAAAACCGAATATTAATAGAAATAAACAAGCTAATCATCTTGTGTTAACTTCTAAACATTTGAATCAACTTTGTAAAGATTTTGGTGTTGAAGGTAAGAAAGTAATAACAAAAACAATACAACAGGCTTCAAGTGAATTTTTGGTCGGATTTATTTCTGCTTTCTTTGATACTGATGGCACATGTGTATTCAGAAAAAGAGGTTGTTATATATCTATTACTCAATCAAATAAAGAAACTTTACAGATTTTGCAACGTTTACTTCTTTACTTTGGTATCAATTCACATATAAGACTTCAACGAAAAGGTGGTATTAGGCAAATTCTCGATAACAAACCATCTAAAGTAAAAGATGCATATGAATTAATTATAAGGAATAAAGAAAATCTTGAAATTTTTAGAAGTAGAATTGATCTTCAACACTACGAAAAACAAGAAAAATTAAAAGCAATAGTTAATTCTTGGACACGAAAAGCTGTTGAAGACAAGTTTTTAACAAGAGTGGTTAAAATTGAGGAAGAAGGTGTGCAAGAAGTTTATGATATAACTGTTCCTGACGCCCACGCTTTCTCGTGTAATGGTTTAATGTTACATAATTGTGCCAATGATCACAACTTTTGTCCCGTCTTCCCAGGTGATACTAGGATCGTTGCCAGCTATGTCAAGAACTTAGATTTTGATAAGAAGATTCCAAGAAGAAAATTTCTCCCTTTGCTCATGAATGAGGCTCCAGACTTTCTAGCAGAACTTCTAAATCTTGATATACCAGAATCTAATGATAGACTTAGTGTGCCGGTTGTAGAAACTGAGGATAAAATAGTTATTCAGAGAATGAATCAAACAGCTTTAGAAACTTTTATAGAAGAAAATTGTGTACCAGCTTCAGGATATATGATTAAATTTTCAGAATTTTATGATAAATTCAGGGAGGGTGTTGATCCTGCCGAAGCAGCAACCTGGACAAAGATTGCTATTGGGAAAGGAATTCCACCTCAATTTTTGAAAGCAAGAAGTTCAAAGGACTCACAGTATTATATTGGTAATATTGCTTGGCTTGGGACTAAAGTAGAAGATAGAAAACCATTTATCCTACTTCGGAGAGGGTCTAATGACTTTTTAGCGTTGCCGGAGGAACTTTGATGACCATTAAAGAGGTTTTAGACAATCTTTCTGATAGTCAAAAACGTCAACTTTACTATGCTTTTGAGTCAGAAGTTTCTCAATACATTGAGTTGCCTGATAGCAAGTTCATTGGTGTAAATATTGGGCATCTCAAGCATCTTAATGTAGAGTTAGCGACCGGAGTTTGGGCAGTAGGTCAGATAAAGGGGAAAGAAGATGAGTGACCTTTTAGACGCAATCAATGATCTTGAGCGCGAAGAAAAGCCTGAAACTATTGTAAGGGCACCATTCGCATATCCTGGAAGTAAAGGACGATCTGTACAATTTTTGTTGGAGCATGTTCCCTATGGAAAAGTCTATGTCGAACCTTTTGGAGGATCAGCTGCACTTCTCCTTGCCAGAAAGAAGTCAAAACTTGAGGTCTACAATGACAGGTTTGGGGGAGTGGTATGCTTCTACCGTTGCATCAGAGACAGAAAGAAGCTTGAGAGTCTTATTGAAAGACTCGAATTTACAATTCATGCAAGAGAAGAGTTTATCTGGTCTTGGAAAACTTGGCAAGCAGTTGAAGATGAAGTTGAACGAGCAGCAAGATGGTACTACTCTGTCATCTACTCCTTCGGCAGCATTGGCAGATCTTGGGGAAGAGCAACTAAAGCTACTGCAGGACTTGCAGGTAGAATACATGCCAAACTTCCAGAGTTCTTTTCCTTGCATGAAAGACTGCGAAATGTTCAAATCGATAACCGAGACTGGAGAGAATGTATTGCAGACTATGACTCTGAGGATACGATATACTACCTTGACCCTCCATATGTTGACGCTTTTGTTGGTACGTACAAACATGAACTCTCTCAAGATGACCACCGTCAGATGTTGGAATTCGTGTTTGGACTTAAAGGAACAGCTTGTGTGTCCGGCTATTCAAACCCCCTTTACGAGGAACAAAACTGGGATGAACGATTTGAAGTTCAAGTCATGCAATCCATCAGAGGGATGGGTGAAACTGATGGCAAAAATCCGAACCCAAGAAAAGACCTCAAAGGACAGAGAGGGATGGTAACAGAAGTTTTGTGGATAAAAAAATGATAAAACCCCATTTTTTTGAATTGCATGTTCGTTTCACACTTTTATATGCAAAAGAAGGTTCAGCGAACTTATTGGCAGACTATTGGTGGTTAAATGGTTATATAAATGCTTTACTAATATCTAATGATATAACAAC